TAATGACGCTCCATTAGGAACAGATCATAGTATATTAAGTCAAGAAGCAAAAAGACTATATCTATTTACAAAAGGTGGTGATGATACACTATCAGCTACAAAAAGAGAAACGCTTTTTATTCAAATGCTAGAAGGTCTACACGCAGACGAAGCTAAATTTTTGTGTGCAGTTAAAGACAAGAAAGTTAATAATGAATATAAAGGGTTTACAGCGAATCTAGTAAAGGAAGCATTCAATTGGGATGATAACTTTATGAAAATAAACTAAAAACTTCATCATTAAGACCCTAAAACCCTTGTATTTCAACGCATTTAGTCGCCTCTAAAGTGTTGATTTATAAGGGTTTTTTTACATGGAATAATTCAAAAAACCTTGATTTTACTAGGTTTTTAGAGTGGAATAGACCTTGACTTCCTTGTTAAAATAGTGTATTATAGCAGTATAAACTAAAGAAAAGGATAATACATTATGAATAAAACAACAGACATTATGATTAACAAAGAAGATTTAGGTAAGAATCTTTACAGAAAAAAAACTTACTATACATTGGTCATTGAACAAGATGTTCTTGCTAAAACCCAAGATGAAGCTGATACCAAATTATCAGATAACGGTATAGACTATTCAAAAATCAATAAAGAACTTACTGAAACTAAAGATGGTGTTGAAACCTATATGGTAGACGCTAACTTTACAGATTCAGGTAAAACTGAATATGTTGCTAAAGTAGTTTATGACGAATATGATGGTTTAGAAAATGCTAAAGAAAACGGAGACGTTGAACTTTCTACTGACGCAGATGAAAAAGAAGAATCAGATATTGATATTGCTTTAAATTTAGAAACAGAACAAACGTTAGGAAAATAATGAATATTAAAGGACTAACAAATAAAGTTGATGTGATTAATTCAGTAATTGACAATATAGAAAATAGTAATTTTGTCAATGCTGTTGATACATTAAATCAATTAAAAGAAATCGAAATAAAATCTACCATCTATAATGGTAAAGTTTATGACTATAAAAAAGACAAGTATGTTTCTTTTGATGAGTTTAAGGCAAAACAAAAGGAAAATAATGAGTAAGGTAACAGTAGAATTAAAAAAGAAAACTATACAAACAGCTTACAATCAAATTAGACTTATGAAGAAGATGGATTTTCAAACAGCAGAAAAAGGTGATCCTTTTTATGATTTAGTTATGGAAATTAAAAGATGTATTACTAGAGAAAAAAAATATACAAACAAAGAAGCGTGGATAGAATTTTTACAATTTTGGCCATTAAGTATAATGGTGCCAGGAATGTTACTAATGATTTTATTTGCTAATTATTTTCAATGGTAATATATTAATGACTTTAGAAGCAGGATTATTATTAGGTATTATAGGAACAACGCTGTCAATAATAGGTTTAAGTTTAGCATATTATTACGGTGATAAAGAAGAAAAACCAAAAAAATTAACATCTATACAGAAATCAATTGACGAAATAAATAAAAAACCTTAAATGAAACTTAACGCTAAACAAAAAGAACTTCTAAAATTAATAATAAAAGGTAAGGGTCAAGCTAAAACTAAAATGATACCTAAAGGCAAATACGAAAAGAATTTAGAAAATATTGTAAAATTGTATTTAAAAGGTTTATTAATTTTTCAAAAAAAATATGATATTGATATAGTTGGTCCAGTTAACGAAGATAGAGTTAAGTACCAGTGGTATATCTTAATGATAGATAAAAAGAAAACTATTGAAGACCTTAAAACAATTGTCAAGGAAGGTAAAATTGACTAATAATATAAAAAATTTAGAAAATCAAATTGCTGATTTAAAAGAAGACAAAGAACTTACTACATCACAAGAAAAACTAGATTTTATAGACGACCAAATTTTTGAATTAAAAGATACAATTAAAAAACTTAATGGAGAGAAATAATGGTTATAAGTGAAGTAGAATTTAATAAAAAACATATGAAAGCTCTTAAACAAGCGGATCCATATAATTTTAAAAAGAAGAAAAAGAAAAGAAAACCTAAAGAAAAGCCTAATCCTTTTAGAGGTTTAGGCAATAGCAGTGGCCAAGGACTTTGGTCAAACATTGGAGAGAAATAATGGTTAAAGAAAGAAAAGAAAGAATGAAGAATTGGTTAGGTAAGAGTTTAGAATATCTTAAAATCTTTTTTATTTTATGTGTACTTTCAGGAATTGCTTTTACTATGGGTACATTTTATCCTAATGGAACAGCAATATCAAATGTTAATAGTCAACTAGACAAATACTATATTAATAAAATTAAAGAAATGGATTTACAAGAACCTGAATTTGTTTATAATAATGATATGCAATTTGTAAGATCAATGCATAAATGTATTAATTATGTAAATTTTACAATACCTAAAAATTTAAGAGTACCATATGAAATGATTATAGGTCAGGCTGCTTTAGAGTCTGCTTGGGGAAAAAGTAGATTTGGAACAGAAGCTAATAATTTATTTGGTATTAGAACTTGGAATGAAAATATATCACATTTGTTACCAATTGGTGTTGACAAATGGCCTGGTTGGGGAGTTAGAGTATTCGCTAGTAAATGTGATAGTGTAAAAGAATATATTAGAATATTAAATGAACACCCTGCTTATGAAGAATTTAGAAAGTTAAGATTAATAACTAATGATCCAATTAGATTAATTAAAACACTTGATAAATATTCAACTACCAAAGACTATGATAAAAGAGTTATTAAAGTTATTGGTGAAATAAGAAAATTAGAAATCGAATGATAAATACTTTTTTGATAACAGGATTGATAGGTTTCTTTGCCCTAATATACATTGGTTTTCGTAAGATAGACCGTAAATTAGAAGCATTGGTTAGACTTAATAAAAGGAAATATAAAAAATGATGGAAGACGAAGACATAAAAGAATATCATAAAATTATTGATAAACTACAAAGAACATATAAACCATTACCAAATAGTTTAACAATTAAAGAATCACCTATTGAAGGTTTAGGACTCTTTGCTACAGAAGGTATAGGTCAAGGAACTAATTTAGGCACATCACATATCAAAATTAACGATCAAATTATTAGAACTCCTTTAGGTGGATTTGTTAATAATTCAGATGATAATAATTGTGTCAAGACGGTACTTAGAGATGAACGTTATACTAAGAAATGGAATCTTATTGCTTTGAAAAACATCAAAAAAGGAGAAGAACTTACATTAAAATATACATTTTATAGGGTTGACAAAGCTGATAAAAAATGATATACTAAAGACATGAATATATTTTATTTACATAAAGATCCAAAAATTTGTGCAGAAATGCACCTAGATAAACACGTTGTTAAAATGCTTATCGAGTATGCTCAACTCATGTCAACTGCTCACAGAATGCTTGACGGCGTTAAGTATATTGCTAAATCAAAAACAGGTAGAAAAGTTACCAGATATAAACTAGAGAATAACAACGAAGAAGCAACTATTTACAAGGCTTGTCATTTACATCATCCAAGTGCAGTATGGGTTAGAAACAATGCTTATAATTATTACTGGTTGTATAAAATGTGGTCACATTTACATGAAGAATTTCAATTGAGATATGGTAAAGATCATAAGTCATATACATTATTAAAAGACCTATTGAAAAATCCCCCTAAAAATATTCCCCTAAATATTCCTTTTAATCAACCGACACAAGCAATGCCTGATGATGTAAAGAATGAAGATAGTATTACTGCTTATAGAGATTACTATGTTAAATACAAAAAGGATTTTGCTACGTGGAAAACTAATATTCCACAATGGTTTAGTGAAGGAATAAATGCCGACTTATAATTTTTATAACTCAAAGACTAAAAAAGAATATACAGAATTAATGTCCATTAGTGAAATGGAAGAGTTTATTAAAAATAAACATATTGAACTATTAGTACCTACAAAATTAAACATAGTATCAAGTGTAGGTAATATAGATAGTAAGACAGATAGTGGTTGGAAAGAGGTATTATCAAAAGTTACCGAAGCACATCCAGCTAGTGAACTTGCTAGACAATATGGTAAAAAGTCAGTA